CTGAAGGTCTTGCTCCTTCTCTGCTGCTCGCTCACCGTACATACGATCCATCGCGTCCTGCTGCCTGAACGCAGCACGTTGACCTTCGCCTATAGCTATAGGTGCTGCTGCCATTGGATTCAAAAGACCTTTTGCTGTCGCTCCTAAACCTTCTGCAACACCACCCTCAGTTCCTGGAAAAACCCCAGCGGGTTGCTTGCCTCGAATAACGTCTAGGGGAGTCATAGATGAAGCACCCGCTTGAGCATCGGTTAGAGCTTTTGTTGCTGTTGTGGCATCTACACTTGCAGGGAGTTGTGAAAGGGCGTCAGCAGTAAGTGTGCCTTTAGCGCCTATTTGCGCCCCAGAAACCGCTGCATCTGCCGCCTTGGTTGCATCTGCTGCTGCTTTAGCTGCCTGATCAACACCAGCAAGACCTTTAGCTCCCGCCTCAAAAGCTTTGCCTAAACCAAACCCAGTTAACCCAGACAGCAAGCCCTCTTTAAGGTCGCCGGTCACTGCTGTTGTTGCTAAGCCTGAACCTATAGCACTAGCCAAAGCTCCTTTTCCTGCTGCGGCGGTCAAAGCAGATCCAACTGCTCCTGTCCCAAGAGCACTTCCAGCCGCACCCAAAATGGTGCTACCGAACATGCTACCCAGCAGTGGAGCGAGGAAAGGCAAGAAAGCCTCCGGCTGTCCTGTCATCGGGTTGGTTGTGAGTTGCCCTGTGGGCGACAGAGAGGCTATACCAGCCACCTCTATCGGGTTCATGTGAACCATCATGCTGTCGCCGTATCGGCCTTGCTGGGCCATCTGCTGCGCCATAGGCTGCATTGGGAACATGTTTGGATTGTTCATTAGCTGGTCTCCACTCCAAAGAGGTTAAAGCTTACATTGGCGGCACTGGCGTAAACCTTAACCACATCTGCTTGAGAAAGGCACATCCCGATCACAACCGTTCTAGAGGTGGTTGCTGCGAGAGCTTCATCGAAAAATATAAACTGCTTGTCATCTGCTGACGCACCGCCCACATGAATGCTCACCCTGAAAGTGATAGCAGACCCGCTTCGGTTGCATATCACCAGTGAACTTACTGTGGTCTGGGCTAGGTTAGGTGTCGTGTACAACGTAGTCGTTGTCGTTGCTGATACATCAACCTGACCAAGTACCTTGATAACGTCTGTCACGATGCACCCATCAACAAGAACTGGAACCTACGCATGGCAAGCGATCCCGTCTTGTCACCTTGAGTCTTGGCTTGAATCACATCATTTTCGATCTGATCCATAGCTTGTTCGATTGTTCTGCGAGTGATTGCTTCATTACCGACATCGTACTCTGGGGCAGGCACCGGCAGTGGATTCTGTCTAGTCGCCATTACCGTCTACCGTCCTGTCTCATATCAAATCGCAGATCACCTAGTCGCCACCCAAAGCCAGAGCCTGTGCTTTCAACCCGAACAACGGCATGCCTAGCTCGAGTCCTTATGTTTGATTGCGTGGTGCTAGGTGTAACAGTCGCAGTAGCTTGTGTTGTTGGGGTCTCTAAGGGAAAGTTGCTGCCCTTAATGGTGAAGTCGATTGACGCATCTTCTGTAGTTCCGCTGAACTTGAAGTCAGGGATGATCCTGCTGATCATCATAAAGCGATCACCTTCAGCAATCTCAAGGTCACCTGACTCCACAAATGCAGTCATGGCTGATCCGTCATCATCGAATCCAGTTTCTTGGTTGTACAGGTAATTAGCATCTGTCACCCCAGTATTCACAGATGACGCGATAGGGTTTGAGGCTTGCGAGTAACCCATCCATGCGCCTCGATCCAACGTCCCAACAGCCCAAAGGTTCTCTGCGTAATTGTACGATACATAGTTCGTAATCTCTGTGTCGCCTGTGCCCACTGGGTAGAACCATATGACCTCTGAGAAGTCATTGTTCTCGGCAGCAAACACCTTGAACGCTTGGCCCTTGTTGAGATTAGAAAAGACATGCTCTTTCACGCTACACGGCAGTGGCTGGACTGACCCGTTGTAGACGTAGAAACCACCTGAATCCATGAAGTAGACCGAACCTCTAGCGTTTACCGCTGCGTTAGGTGAGATCATGGATATGTCAGTACTTAGCGTTGCAAACTGGAATGTAAACGGGGCACCCACAAATCTCATCGAGTGAAGGCTGACATCTGTAAACACAAGGATCTCTTGCCTTGTTTGAACAGCACCAACGATCTGGGAGCCTGAGTTTATTCGTACACCACCAGCAGTGTTTGTTGCTGTTGGCGTCCAGTCAGCAGCGTTCTCTTGATCTGAGAAGCGTATAAACAATGGATCAATGTTGGATGAGCCAATCGGGTTCGTGCCAAACGCTATAACGTGTTGATCTATGTCAGAAACTAAAACCTGCAACGCAACGGTTGGCACATTAGATGCGCTGCCCAAAGCTGTGGCGTTGATCGCTCTAGCACCAGTACCAGAAGACTCATCCCAATAGAAGATGCCGCCACCCCTGATGTTGAAGAGTAAGTCCTCACCAAAGTTATCCTGACTGATCAAGCGCAACTGATTAGAAGAAGCAACACTGCTAGAGCTACCCCAAGTGCCAGAACCCCATGTGCCAGCACCCCAACCAGTGCCTTGAACAAACGTGTTCAGACCTGTATTGATCTGATACGCAGCCACTGTTGAGCTACCACCGTTGCCGCTGTCGCTTGCGTTGGCGGTTACAGTAGCGCCGCTAGTATCTTTTGCCACGATGGTGAAGGTGTTTGTCGTGGGCACAGAAGCAATTTGATACTCCTGATTCAAGACTGCTGCAATTATATTGCCGCCCAAAGATGCTGCATCAGAGAAGGTAACGAAGTCATTGACCACTGCCCCGTGTGCAGTCTCGGTGACGGTAATAGTTGAGGAACCATTAGTAGCTGCAAAGGTCGCGTCACCTGCGCTAGTGGTCAGCCTGATCGGCGTGACATCGTTGTATCCAGAGCCTTCTGCTACATAGAACTTTAGATTGGTGCCAATCCCAATGTAGTTAATTGATTCGAGCGAAGACCAGTGATGGAGTGATCGGCACACACCAAGAAAGCTTTGATCAGAGTACTTAGTCCAACCGCCAATCTTTTCTACTCGGCCTTGCCTAAACCTGATCTTGTCAGAGTCAAACCAGCCAGCATCGGCTGTGTATTCGGTGCCTTCTTTGTTAACGCCTGGGGCGAACTGTACCTTCGCCAGCGTCATTTAGTATCGACCAATCAACGAAGCCAACCCTACAGGGCCACCCGTTGCCTTACCGACGTTCATTGTTGGTCTGATGTTTGGCCTCCCACCAGCTTGGCCCATAGCGCCGCTAAACCCTGTCCTTTGCTGCACTGTTAGTGGAGGGGGTGGAGGTGGAATCTGCATCGCTCTCAATCTAGGTGATTGACGTATTTCTTCAGGGCTTGGCGGTAGGTTGTCACCGGGACGCGCCATTATAGGTTGAGAAACTCGGCCAGTTGGTGTTCCTGCTCTTAGATATTGGCCTGCGTCGAAAGGTTGCTCATTGGCTCGCCTAACACCTTCCATAAATACGTCGGATACTTGAACATTTGGGACATCACCTGTCGGTGGAAGTATAGGTCTTGGAGTTGGATAAAGATCAAGGTTTGGAGGTTGAGAAGGTGAAGGTGCTAATCTTGAAAGCCCACCACCTGTCCTTGATGCCAGTTCCTCTTGACGAATTCTTGCTTGTTCAGGCGTTAATCCCGATGGCAGTCCAGTCACCGTGCCATATGTGGGTGGCGGCAAAGATGCCCCAAGGGTGGGGTCTGGGTTCCTATTATATTCATCTACCACAGCTTGCGACTCTGGATTGAAAGTCCTTGCTCCACCTTTAGAGCCGCTCTTTCCTTTTGATGCGTTGCGACCAATAGATCCAAAGTCGGGACGGCCCATAACCGCGCCATACGATTGCGGCCTAGCAGGAAATCCTGTAGCAGGATCAATCTGCCTTTGGCTTATTGCTGGCTGTCTAGATAAAAAACCACCCAGCCCTGTTGGGCCTTGCATCCCACCATATCGGTTGTAGCTGGGCATCGGTCTAGGCATTGGCCTAGGCATAGGACGTGGGAATCTATAATCGTCTGCCACGATTCCTCTTGGGCCAGCAGAACCTAATGGATTAGGGCCATAACCAAGGCCACCAAGAGTGCCAAATCTACCGCCCATAGTAGGCTGTCTAGGGCTAGTGAAAATGTTTGTGTAACTTCTTGGAGAAATCGGTTGACGATTACCAGACGGAAAAGGACGAGAGCTTCTATAGGCGTTGTCACTCATTGTCGGCTGGTTAGTGGGGACAACATTTCCCCCGCCTTTTGATCCACCTGTACTAGGGCCACCTCTAGCCATTATGCATACTCCCCAGATCTAATCATTTCGGTTACCCTCACAGCCCTCATGCCTACTTGTTTCGCCCATTTGCTGTCCATAAATTCATCAGCAGCTATATCAAACTGTTCGCGTGACATAGCCTCAAGAGCCTTTACAAAACCACGCAATCTGGTCAGACCAAGGTTGAAACACATATCAATCATTGCATCCTGACGCGCTTCGTTGATGCCGTTGAACCAGAAGTATGTGTCGGCAAGCTCGCTCTTTACTCGCGCTACGTCATTCGCCAACAAGTATTCGATCTCATCGTCAGATAGCCCAAGGCCAGACTCTGAGATATTTCTGCCACAACCTATGGTTTCGTAGCCAGCGGAGCACAAATAAACTTTGGACTTGACGCCTTCATGGCGTTTGATCATTTCGACTAGCTTGCTCATTACTTCTCCCGTGCTACGGAGTTAACCTTCTCGTAGGAGCGCATAGCGCCCAATCCGAGCATACCCATCATAACGGGCACAAGAAGCGTTGTATCTACTTCTGGCACATCTACCCATATGCTAATTATGTTGGCAATGATGGTGTTGTAGAGCAGGCCCAGCGCACAGATCCAACCGATGGCAGGTCGCCACCCGGCAACAAACAAGCTCTTATGTGCAGCTTCCATCTTATTGATTTCAAGCTGGCCCTTGAGCGCCTCATGCGAGTGTTTTTCACTCATCGTCGCTATCTCATGGGCTAAGGCGTTCTTCTGGTCTTTGTCTTCTATGAACTTATCCAGCAGTCCAGTGACCGGCCCAACTAGCGATGCAACAATACTCATTTTCCGTTCCCTCGATTCTGCCAAGCTGACGCGCCATAGTAGGATGCGACGAGCGCGGCAGTGCTCACATAGTATGTGGGAGCCATATTACCTAGCAGATTTGCCGCTTGCTCCAAACCTATCCAACTACTGATAACAACCAGCGAAGGGTAAAGTAGCATTCCTAGCAAAGCGAACCACGCCATTGCTCTTTGTGCATCAGCTTTCTCACTCGACAGCTTTAGCTCTTTGAGTTGACGGCTGGTTTCAAGCTCCGAGTCCGACACAACACCATCGCCGTCAGTATCATATTCGGCGTATTCAGAGCCTTCTTGTAACTTCTTTGCTGCCATCAGTCGTATGTCTTTGTGTTTTGGTTTATGCGCTTGGGTATGCAGTACGCGCTAATATTGGTTTGTCGCTGTACTCTGCGGTCTTTGACCAGATCTACCTTGCCCGACTCGACCCATTGTGCAAACTGATTGCACCGCTGGATGTTGCGGAAATAGAACTGATCGGCAATCGGCTCA